AGAAGGCGGCGTATTATAGCCACGCTCAAAATAGGAAAAAACGCTCATTTTTATTTAATCTACTTTGCTTGCCAAAACATGCAATGTACCTGAGCCACCACTTGTAACAGCCCATAAATCTTCACCATCTACCAGCGACAACCTCAACACATCGCCATTATCCATTATGTAGCCACTTGTTGATGTCACGCCGCTATTCCCTATGAATATCTCATGCTTAGCATGAAGCAATACATCACGCGTTACATTATCAACGCCAATGATTGATTGTCTTGTACCTGTCACTGTTACCTGGCTAGTTACTATCGCCATTAATCTGTTCCTCACTTTGTAATCTCGCACGCCTGAATCGCGCAAAGTCTTTGTGTTGCTTCTGACCTACCCACATCTTACGCTGATGTTCCATCTGCACACCTGTATGTGCATGTATTTTATACCCAAAACTTTTAGCCCTAATGCACCACAATAAATCTTCACCTACCCATTCTTTATGTAGTGGCATATCCTGATAAAAGCCCCACTTATCACCTTGATGTACCGGGTCTGATTCTGTAACAAACCTTTCCAATACTGATCTGTGTATGATGATTGCACCTGTACCACATGCATCTATCTCAATGACTGAATCTTCTTCATACTCATGTATCGCATACAGTCCATTATCGCTACCTAACTTAAAGATGCAAGGTACTGGCTCTAAGTACAACTCACCGACTTCCCAACCGCCATGCACAACACCCGACACAATAGGCCGTTTATCTTTATCAGCCGCACTAATTAACTTCTTGAAATGATCTACTGTAAACCTTTGATCTGTATCAATCTGCAATAACCAATCATCTGTTGTTTTCTCCAGGAATGTAGCCACGACCTGATTGCGTAGCCGGCTTATGACACCTGAACCTTGCAGGCTTATGAACTGCCCTAATTGTTTTTGCGATCTCGCAACATCCAAAATGCTAGTCATAAAATCTGTTACTACATAACCAGGTGATGTAATTCCAATGGTTATCTTCTCTGTATCTTTCAATGCCACCCCTTCTTTGACCAATGAGTTAAAGCCGCACATGCATTTGGTATGCCGGCTTTATCAACACCATAACGGTTTTTTATGTATTTAATTCCCCATAGTACCTGAGTAGTCCCAGTAACGCCTTTTAGCCATTCTGATCTACCCTGGGGTATGCCATGATGTGAACCGTTACGGGCTTTAGGATTCCACCGGGATTCATGAAAGTAAAGTTTGTCTAAACAATAAAATTGCTCAAAACTATGGTTTAACTCCACAAAGGCAAATTGTTTGTAAATATTGGTTGAGGTTTTAGCAAAAGCGATTTGTGAATTTACAATTAATATAATAGTTAGAAGATATTTAATTAGTTTTTTTAATGATACTTGGGTAACTAGATTTTTAGGAAAGCCCCCCCTACCCCCCCAAACTAGATTGTTTGAGTAGGTAAGGAAGTCTGACACTTGGTCTAACTTAGTTCCAGTGTAAGCCCCCACAAAGCGGTTGAACATTATCATACAATCCCCACATTTCTAGGATAGTTTTATTTGTGTCCTGGTAATCAAATAACATGTCATGCAGGATTGAGCAGGCATTACCCACCCCCCACACTTATTGCATCGTATTGGCTCTTTCATCTGCCCTCTCTAACAATAGATCAACAAACTCTATAAATGGCCTACAATGGCGTTTATTGGTCATATAGAACCTATCCTCAATATTCCTATCTACATCTTTGTAGGTTCTAATTGTCCAATCAGGTTTGCTTGCAGTAGGTATTACAAACATGCCTTTTGTGACTTGGCTCACAATTATATACACTAAAGGTTTAATTACCTTTGAATCATAACCATAAACTGTATCCACAATTATTGGGTTATATGGAAATTCCTCAGCATTTTTAAATGCTCTGCTACTGGCTTTAACCTCAATAACCAGGTCATCCACTAACACATCCTTTTCATTCTTAGTTTTATCTAAAATTTCCTCAGATGTTCTAGCAATAGAAAACTCCGGTACTAATACACCTGGCACACCAAACTGCCTAAGTAGATCGGCAACGTAATGGTTATATGCATGACCATCTTCCATTGCTTTGTGGTAGTCAAACCCGTTGTACATTATGGCAACCCTTTATATTCAATGTGATTAACGCATCCACATCCAACACACTTACGCACGCCATTCTCATTGACCATTCTCGGATCATTACAAAATTCACAACACTCATTAAATGGCACTATGTCCAATTCAATGCCTGAATCTGTAAATGTTGCCCTGATACCTGTTGGGTCAATCATTTCCATGTCACCCATTTTTATTAGCACCTTCCTTGAAATACCACTTGCCGGCACTAGATAAGGTTGCCCAAACCGCTTGGCATCCTTTAGGGCATGTGTATCCATAAAAAGGCCTTTGTGTGCCTTTGGCTAAGCCCTGTTTAAGAATCATTTGACCGTGCTGGCACTGTTGCGCCGGTGGTTCAGATGATCCCAATTCATTTACAACTTCATCCATAGACATTGCAACAGAACTTGGTTCGGCCTTTTCTTCAACCTTGTTAGTAGCATCAATTTCAAATTGTTTACGTAATACCCGTTCCATTAATGCAGATTTAGAACCAGGTGATCCATAAATTCTTTTAATGTCTTGTTGATCTTTAGACACATCTGTAACAAATTCCTGCTCTAATGCAGTTGATGGCGCAACTGACCAGGTTGATGAACGCTCTTTAGCGGCTAATACTTCTTGCTTTGAAGCAATACGCTTTGTAGCAGTTTTCATTGCGGCCACTATTGCACGCCCCCATGCGCTAGTTTCACAAACCATTAACTCGCTACCGGCGGTCATACCTTTACCTGGGATTTGTTCCCAGGCACATGCAACGCCTGGCCTGATGTCATGTGGGTCACGGTAACAAGCGGCGGTATAAACCACATAAGTTTTACCTGCCACTTCTACAATGTCATAAGGCTTATTAGGATCATAAGGTTGTAGTGATGCTTCAGGAAACATCTCTTTTAGTTGGGCTATACGTTCAGCCACATCAACATAATCATTCATATTCATTAGTTGTTTTCCTTTTCCCACAGGCTAACAACTTTTTCCATTAGATATTCATTGTCTGCTTCAAGCATCTTTTGGCGCATTGCAGGATGACTTCTAACGGTAAATTTTTGTACCTTTACATTAGTTTGCTTTGTATCGGTACTACCGCGCTTGTATCCGGTTTTGAAGCCTTTGTCATAACCGTTTTCAACGGCAACCATCCATGTAACACCAATCAATAGTGCTACCAGCGTAAACAAACTGATTGTTATTAACCAGCCATATATTTCATAGTTCATATTTCACCACTTCCTTGAACTTGTCTAACCAATATGCTTCAACCATTTTGGCTGATAGCCTTCCTCTGATCTGCTTTGCGCCAATTGATTTTTTAGCGTGTTTGCGTATCAAAGAAGCCTTTACAAAATGCTTACGCTTTTGATCAACATAAGCACCGCTTTCTTTATCGTACTTAACTAATTCCAAACCATCACCTTTTCTAATTCAGCCGGTAAAGCAACCGGATCAACATCGTTTACTACCTGATAGATACTGCCATTTGGATGTATAGATGGTGGCAATACCACATAACCTTTATGTTTAATATCTATGCCTGGTATTAACTTGCCTTTAAATTGTTTTGTGTTATCGGCAAGATAATAAAAGTGATAGCCGTTATCTGTTTTAACTGTATGGGTATTAGATGTAACGCATGTCCGGCGATACTGTTCCCATAATGTTCTTGATGCAATGTTGCGCTTATCAAAATCCAATACAACTAAATTGGATTGTGCAATGGCTAAGCCAATATTTAAATTATTATCGCCATTGAACCATTTTTTAACAATTGACAAATCATCACTTGCATCAAGATAACCGTGCCGTAAAAACTTGCATGGTTCTTTAGATTGTGGTTTTAGCGGTAATACGTACCAACCTTTTTCAATGTAGGCAACGGCGTTCATTATTTTGCAATCTTGAAATAATCAGAAATGCTAACTACATCTTTCATAAGTTCATTGGTATATGCAATTTGCTCATTTACATATTGTTTTGCATCTTCTTTAGTATCAAACCATGTAACTGTTTGATAAGTTAATGCCGGGTTTTTTGTAACAACATAGTATTGGTTGTTTAACTCGTTATGCTTGATTGTGTATTTCATAATTAACCCTTCCTGGTCAATTGCGTTTGTAAATGCAATTAAACACTAAGGGTCTGACAAATGCAATTACCCAGCAGGGCGTTTCTTGTGATCTACCTCACCCAAAGGCTTTACCCATAGCAGTAAATGATCCGTCAACATTAAATGGAATCATCTCTACGCTTACATTGCCACGCTTAACATGAATGATGACCGCACCGGCCTGCCATTGGGCGTAGCCTTTGGTATAGGACATCTTTTTAAGGTCGCAGGTGTGACCACACTCAACCCCTACTAAAACACGCTCTAATCGGCCATTAAAGGCTTCTGAATGGCAACTGTAGCCCAATCTGTGCGTGTGTCCCGACACTACTGACCGCCCCCAGCGTTTACTAAGATTCAACGCGGTCTGACCGGCTATATTGGATATTACGCCTTCATCA